CAAGCAGTCGCTCCGGGTTTGGCTGAACGAAGCCGTTCTCGTCGCACGCCGCGAGCGCCAGCTCCATGATGTCGTAAACGTCTTCTGGTGTGCCCACCCAGACCTTCAGTTCGTTTGCCATAGTTCTCCCCTTATTTGCCTCAGTCACGGCGAGGCCCCGGTAGCTTTTTGAGCGTACTAATCGTCTCCGCTCGGGTCTGCTTCACCCACTGATCCAGCGCCTTGTGGCCGGCGTCCATGTCCCCGCCGCCAGCCCACGCGACCTCGTCCGGCGTCAGGACGTACTCACCGCCAGCCGCAACAATAGCCACCGGCTCACCGACAGACCCGCCCTCTGCATACGCGCCGGCTGGCGCTTTGCCAAACATCGTCTTGACAGTGCGAAACCCCGCCATCGTGTTTCCTTCGCCAAGCGCGGAAACGATGTCTGCGGGGATCACATACGAGCCAGACGGGACGTGCATAGGTAGGTGGTCTGTGCGCCCGGCAACCGGCGAGTGAATTGGGCCGACATGCAGCTTTGATGCGGCGGGCGTTTGCGGCTTCGGGGGAGACATACCGCCCATGGCGCGAGTTTCCCGCGCGGTTTTCAGGGCGATGGCTATCGCCTGCTTCTGGGGGCGACCAGAGTGAACCAGCTCTGAAATGTTGGAGCTGACCGTCTTCTGAGATGAACCCTTCTTGAGCGGCATCTCTTACCCCTGCGAATATGTGATGTTGATTGACTGACCCGTGCCCGGAACAATAACCAAGCCGTCTGTGAAAACCATGTTGACTGCATACACACCAACCGTGGTCGGCGTCGCGACGAGAGCGTTTGCAGCCGTGCCCCCGGAGGGCGTGCCTGTGTTGTGGATCAACCCATTCGCGCTACCCGCTACCACGACCGAAAACGAAATCAACCGACCGCTGCCGGTGATGACGAGGGTAGATGCCGTAACGGTCGCTGAAGTAAAAGTCGGGTTCAGCGCAGAGAGCGCCTGAAATATGTTGTTGATGGCGACAACGCCATTCTTTTGGGTAGTGAGGATATCTCCAAGCGAGGCCATTAGTATTTCCCGTCCTCTTGGTATCGATACCTGATGTTGCCTAGTCGCCAGAACGACCCGATGTCATTGCTCTCGACCTTAATCGAAACGAGGCGGCCACGGAAACGGGGCGTCAAAAACGTGGTCGCCTGCGTCATGAGGAACGGCCCGTACTGGAGGGGCGTCTGGCCGGCGTAGTCGGCCACGAAGAACGTCAGTTGGACCTGCGCGTTCTGAGTTCCATCGTAGTAACCCCACTTCATGTCCGGCCAGATTTGATCGATGAACATCTTCACATTCGCTTCCGTCAGGACAAAGTAGCCCGTCTGGAAGCTCGCGTTGATGGCCTGACCGTCTGCGTCCGTCGATGTCTCGTGCTGGTAGATAAACTGGTCGGGAGCAGCACCAATCGGTGGGCCGAGGACGCTTTCATTAATCCAAGCTGTCCGGGCCAGAGTTCCAAAGTCCCACTGGTCAAGCAGAAAGTTGTACTTGACGTAGTGGCTCACCTCGCCGCCGTTCGACTGGGTCGGGTAGAACCATGAGATCTCGCCAAAGCGTGAATTGGGCGCAACGCGGATCTTATCGAGGTTGTTGGTGTCCAAGTCTTGGAAAATCACGTCCCAAACAGGACAACGGATAGGCTCAACACCGCCGCCAGCGAGCCGGAAGAATTGGCTCTGGCCCATCCAATAGACCACGCCGTTCACTGATGTGGCGGCCTTGCGACCGATCAGGCCGCAGCCAGTTCCGATTTCGTTGAACTGGTAAATATAGGGAGGACCGACGTACTGCATCGCCCAGATGGCGAGATCCGTCCAGATAAGACCCTGCTGCGGGCCTTGGATGCCCTGAATGATGCGGGAGCCCTTGGGTATCCGATAGCTGCCGGCCTGATTGGTAACCAAACCAATCCACGAGTTGTAGTTAGCGACATCGCACCAGCGGATAAGAAGCGCATCCTTCACGCCGTTGAATGTGCTGCCGTAGGCGATGATCTGCTGCTGCGGCATCGCCACAAAGAAACCCTCGTTGATCTGAGGGGCCTCTGGAATGACGGTCGCAATAGGATTGTTGGCGGACGGAGACCACTCGTAAATAGGCCCATCCAGAGGCGACGCAATTAACGTCTCGCCCCAGTTATCAAGAGACCAGTCGGTTATGTTTGTTATCGGCGTGCCGGTTCCAGAGGCAGGAGGAATGCCGGAGCCGTAGCCGCCGGTTCCATAACCACCAACACCATAACCAGAATTGACCGCGAGCGGGCCGATGCCGTTGTAGTAAAGAAGCCCGGCGAGGTTGTTGTTCTCCTTAACGACGCTGACGAAAATAGTTCCGGCGACAGTCTGCGCGCCCGTCGTTGCGTTGGCGTAGGAGACGCTGCCCGGAGACGATGCTGTTACCGTGTAGGTGCCGTTGTAGCCGCCCGGCGTCACGCCCGCCACGACAATCGTGCTGCCAACAGGGATTGTGTAGGATGGCGATGTCGGAAATGTCAGGGTGGCAACTGAGCCAGTACCAGAAGCAGTTAGCGTTGGTACTCTTGTCGCTGAGCTTGCAGCCTGAATAGTGAAGATGTTGGTCGGAGAGCCGCTGTCCAGAGACTGAACCAGATAGTTGCCTTCAATAGTTACGCCGCCAGCAACGACAGGAATCAGGACAGGGAACGTGTCGCCGACTTGTAGGCCATGGTTATTAAGCGTGACTTTTACGACGGCTGATCCATTGGTGAACTCAAACGACGGAACAGCGCCTCCACCGGATACGGTCGATGTTGCGTATGCCGGATTGCCCAGAACGTCGCGCGCCTGAATGGAATACTGGTTCGCCGAGATCGGAGTGACGCGGTATAGACCAAAAAGGATCAGGCCGCCGACGCTCACCTGTGTCTTGATGTCAACGACATCAAAAGCGTCCAGTGTGCTGCCCGTGTCATCGACAAGCACAATAGAGCTGCCCGCCGTCGTGCTAAACGACACGGGGATGCCCTGCGCGCTGGTAATCGTACCGCCGCTTACATACGCGCCGGGGTTTGATGCTATGGCGTAAGAGATGCTCCCTGAGCCGCCGGCAGTCAGAACGTACGTTCCGTTGTATCCAGACGGACTGATGCCGCTGACGACAACAGTTGCCCCCGCCTGAAACGGAAACGAAGTCGAGAAGGTCAGCGTCGCGACGCCACTAGACCACGACGCGCCAGTCACGGCGATGGAAGTTGACGCCGTTGTGGTCTGGGGCGTGATGGTTTTAGCGCTAGCGCCGGGCTCGTCCACGATGGCCGACAGGGACTGGGTTGCCCCAACAGCAAGCCATGAATTGGAGTTGATGTCCTCCCACGCCCACAGGGCGCGAATGGTCGAGCCGATCTGGTTCGGAAAGAATTTTGTCCAGCCGCCGAGCTTCTGAACCAGCCCGCCGAGCGTGCGGTCAGAAATGAACCGCACAAAGCTGGTCGTTGAGATCGCGGCCTCGTTGAGAGCCGGGGTCTTGTTCTGGTCAACGCCGGGGATGAGGCGCAAGGAATTATGAGGCATGCATCACCTCGTCGGGGTGGCGACAGGCGACGGGGACTGCGAGGACCACGCAGATGCCTCGTACTTCTTCCTCGCCTCTTCGACGGCTGCACCCTTCAAAAGACCCTGATACTGGCTCTCGTAAGTTATCGCCATCTGAGGGTCGTCGTTCGCGCGCCCGAAGTTGCGCTGGTACGCCGAGATGTAGACCATTGACGCCATTACGAAGAGATCGGGCAGGTACTGACTGATGAACGTCGTTGGGGTACTGACCGATAGCGACGCGGGCCTAAAGGTTCCCGTGATCTCGACGCGATACGCCTGATCCGGGAATGGGCCGATCAGGAACACGTTGTCGTTGAAAGCGCAGTAGAACTTGGGCAGTCCGGGCGCGCTCGGCGTCCCATAAACCGCATCAAGGAACTCCTTCGTCGTCGGCAGGAGCGGATTTCTGGTGCCGGCATCGGGGTTCGCAGTGCCGGCGGGGGAGATCACGTTGATCTGATCTGTGACGACGAACGTACCCGCTGGAACAGTAATCTGTCGGCTGCCGACGGCGCAGGTCTGCGTGCTGTTCGTGGTTGAAGTGAACAGGAAGTCCAAGTCGCGGTACATCCGCAGCTCGGCGTAATCAATCATCATTGGCAGGATCGTCAGAAAGTTGGGATCTGACTCCTCGACGACCGCCATCGTCGCAATCTGCGACTTGTATGTTGTGTAGGTTAAGCCTGTCGTCATGATGATCCCGCCGATTTTGCTGGACTTTACACGATTTTGGCTACTTGCACCACGCCGCTCGCTTGGCGTTATTGATCTTCACTTCGGTGATTGTCTGGGGCGTGTCTTTCTGGCTCCACGAGATTGGTCGCCAGAAGTCGCACTCGTTAATCCCGCCGGTGCCCGTCGTTCTTGAGCAGCCCACCAGCAGTAATGTCGCGGCGCACAGCATCATCAGCCTGAATCGCATTTTTCGCCCTCCGCTCGCGCTCCCGCGCCTGATCCTGCTCTAAAGCTGCTTTACCTTCCGCACGGCCCTTCAGATAGGCCGCCAACAAGATGGACAAGGCGGCTCCAATGGTCGCCAGCCAGCGCCCCACGGGCGAAAAGACCCAACGCAGCCAGATCATGAGGATGTCTCCCGAACCCACTTTCGGATGCGCTCACGCATAATCCATGCGCCAGCAGCGATGATGACGAACGCCAGACCAATGACAACAAGCTGCGCGTAGCCGTCCAGTGCGCCAACCGCCGTGGCCGCAGCGCCCGCTCCAGAGGCGATCTGGATGGCGCTCGCCTGCATGGTTTTGCTCTCAGTCAGCTTCGGCTTGGCGGGCTTGCCTTGCAGCCATCGCTTAACGTTGAAGCCCGGACACGCCTTCGCCGCAACCTCGTTGTGGCCCCGGATCTGGGTGATGCTGGCGCGGGTCTTGATGTCTTGAATAAGGTTGAAAAGAGCGATCTCTTGCTCGGTGGTGTAGTTCTTGGAGAACGGGTCGTTCTCGCTCGACCCGTGACCGCCAATCAGACACACCCCGATGGAGCCGGTGTTGTGGCCTGCGACATGCGCCCCCGGCGTGCTTTCGTCGCGGCCCCCGGCCACTGTTCCGTCACGGTCAATGACGTGATGATAGCCAATGGTTCCCCAGCCGCGCTTCTTGTGCCAGCGGGTGATCTCCGCGATTTTGGAGGATAATGGTTTCCCCTCCATCCAATCCGGCTGCGTAGCCGAGCAGTGGATGAAGACTTTGGTGACCGGCGTGTTACCGTGCTTGAGCATCACATCACCTCACATGTTTCCAAAGATAAAACTGTTGGTCGAGGTCATCGCAACGCCCGGAGAAACGGTGGCCGCGTTGCTAACAACATATGTGCCTATGCCGCCGGTTCCTGTACCAAACGCATCGATGCGCGTGTTGTAGGGGACACCAGCCCCGACGATGAGCGCGCCGACCTGCAACGAGCCAGACGAAACAGCAGAGACAGTAAGTGTATGGGCAGCCTGTGTTGCGGTAAAACTGCATGCGGTCGCTGGCACGCCGGCGAAAATACCGGCGGTCACATTACCAGAAAGGATGTTACCCTGAACCGTGTAATTTGTGCAGCCGTTAGAAATGAAAAGTCCGTAACCCTGACCAAGGCTGTGATTGACCGTTTGACCCAAATTGTTTGCCACAATTGAGAACCTATCAATTTCAGACGCGACAGTTATGCCATTAAACGTGCCGGACGAAGATTGGCTGTTAGCGACAACGTATGAGTTGATTATTTTGTGATCAGTGCCTCCGTTGATGAGGACACCGTGTTGAGCGCCACCAAGGACGCGGCAATTGGCCAATATAACCTCGCCCTTATAGGATGGGTTGATGTTTACAACATTTCCAGCCCAAATAGACCCGAACCAGCCCTGAGTGACGTTGTAACCGCGACCTCCCACCAGATCCACGCCAGCGAAGTAGTTGTGGTCGCACTCCATATCAAAACAATACGCCCAGGACGGGTAGGAAGAAGGTGCGGCAGCGGAGTCCGTCATACGAAATCCATATCCGCCATTAACAACAGCAACGTGCTCCACAGTAAGACTATTACCGTAGCTATCCTGAACAATCCACGCCAAGTTTGTGCGAGACAGAGCGCGGAATGCGGCAGTCCCAGACGTGACAGATGTCGTTGTCCAAGCGGTGGCGTTTGTGGATGGAACAGTAAGAGAGGCGGAAGCCGCAGACGTTCCAGCCGTCGTGCATTGCCACAACCAACCATTCGAGATTACAATATCCTTCAGCGCATAGGCTGTACTGTTTGCGAGATTCCCTCTGATCTGAGAGTACGATGATGGGTCACCCAACACCCACGGATTGTCGCCAATAACGTCGCGGAGCACCAGCTTCGAGGCTGCCTCAATTGAAGTTCCGGCATAACGAATACCAAACGCCCCCGTCAAATAACGCAGTTCTATATTGTTGAGTTCAATTGAGGTTGATGAGACAACATTGAAGCCAGAGTTAGCGTATTCAACGAATACATTAGAAGCACCGCCGCCAAAACAACTTGGGCCAAAAACGACAGCATACCCGTCTGTTTGGAAGACAGACGGGCTGAACATGATGTCCCGAATGTAGTTGAACTGGCCTCTGAACGTAAATGTATTATTTGTGGTTGATCCCTGCCTGATAATACTCACGCGTTCGCCACTTCCGAGAATGGTTACGCCATTCCCCGTGATCGTCGTGAGGGCTCCAGTAACCCTGTATGTCCCCGGCGGGAAATAAATCACAGATGGGCTACTATTGGCCGCCGCAATCGCATTGTTGATGGCGGTGGTATCATCAAAAGAGCCGTTTCCGACCGCGCCGAAGTCCGTCTTGACGTTGATCCACGGCGTGATGGTCACGCCATTCTTGGCAATCGTTCCGAAAACATCCAGCCGCTGTGCCGGGGTGGATGTGCCAACACCAAGACGAGAGTTTGTGTAGTCAAACACAAGGCTAGATGAACCGGCCAGCGCACCAGCCGCGTTGTACTGAACTTGCGTATTAGCCCCACCGATTGGCGGCGTTGCGCCTGTCGGCCCGGTTGGTCCCGTCGGGCCGGTTGGCCCTCGTAAACCTGTCGTGCCGGTCGGGCCGGTTGGACCGGAACCTCCAATTGCACCAGTAGGCCCAGTAGGACCTCCAACACCTATCGCGCCTGTCGGGCCGGTTGGACCGGAACCTCCAATTGCACCAGTAGGCCCAGTAGGACCTCCAACACCTATCGCGCCTGTCGGACCGGTTGGACCGGAACCTCCAATTGCACCAGTAGGTCCAGTAGGACCTCCAGCACCTATCGCGCCTGTCGGACCGGTTGGGCCCGCCACAGTCGATGTGGGACCAGTGGGGCCGGACAATCCCGTAGAGCCAGTCGGCCCAGTCGGGCCAACCGATCCAGTTGGACCGACAATCTGACCAAGATTGTCCCACGCCGTGCCATCCCAAACATAAAGTTCCTGCGTGGCCGACACGATATACGCATCACCGACGGTATTGCCGGAACTTGGCAAGTCGCCAACTGTGGGAACCGTCCCCTTAATTGTGAAGCTGGTCCCGCTCGCACCGGTGGGTCCAGTGGGGCCAAGAGAGCCCACGGAGCCCGTCGGGCCAGTAGGACCACCAATCCCTGTCGATCCCGTCGGGCCGGTTGGGCCCGAGACTCCAGTCGGGCCAGTCGGGCCAGTAGGACCACTAATCCCTGTCGATCCCGTCGGGCCGGTTGGACCACCAGCCCCTGTTGAACCAGTCGAACCAGTTGGGCCAGTAGGGCCACCAGCCCCAGTCGAGCCGGTCGGCCCGGTTGGGCCAGACAATCCAGTCGAGCCCGTTGGGCCAGTCGGACCCGTACTACCCACAGCGCCGCTAGCTCCTGTGGGGCCTGTGGGACCGGTCGTCCCAACCGCGCCAGCCGGGCCAGTAGGGCCGACAGGGCCGATAAACCCGGACGCGCCCGTCGGACCAGTAGGGCCAGTTGCCCCAGCCAAACCAGTTGAACCCGTTGGACCTGTTGGCCCCGCAGGCCCGACCGGTCCGGTGTTACCAACTGCACCAGTAGGTCCGCCCACGCCTGTCGGACCCGTGGGGCCAAGGGCACCCGTGGGGCCTGTGGGGCCGACGACCTTACCGACGTTCGTCCACGCCGTGCCGTTCCAAACGTAGAGATCCTGCGTCGCTGTGACGATGTAGGCGTCGCCGACAGTGTTTCCAGAACTTGGCAAGTCACCAACAGTTGCGACTGAGCCCTTAATGATAAAGCTGGTTCCGGGTACGCCAGTTGGGCCGGTTGGACCAAATGGACCGGTGGGTCCGGTCGGGCCTGTGATACCAAGCGCAGACGACGCGGTTAGCGTAAAGTCTTGACCGTTGCCAAGAAGAACCTCGTTGGACGCAGGCTTGCGACCAAACTTTAGGCCAGTTCCCCAAATCGCGACCCGGTCATTGGCCATTACTTGTCAGCCTTTTCCTTGCGAAGCTCATCGATCTTGCGGAAGATCTCCGCTTGGATGTCTCTTATCTCTTTCAGAACATCCTTGAACTCATCCTTGCGGATGTAGTGCCGGGGGAGATCCACCTCGATCTGGTGGACATCCTCCTTCAGCTTCTGGACACTGTCCCACAATTGTCGCGCCAACCAACCGCCAACGCCGATAGCAAGCCCGGAAAACAGGTTGAAAAGGAATTGCGTGTCCATCGCCATCCTCACGTCTTTTCCTCATCGGCACGCATGAGGTTTAGATTATTGAGCAGCCGGTCGTCGTCCGGCGCAAACGAAACAGCGTTAGTAGCATGATACACGGCGAGATTTTTCAGGCCAAGATTCCAAGACGAAATGGCTGCCAAATCATGCGGCCAATAGCCCCAAACCGCCGGGTCGCAGGTATAAACGAAGTCCTTGTCCACGACCCGCAGAGCCCGCGTGGAGGCCGCAAAGCACTCCTCCCAGCGGCTCTGGCGATACATCAGCATGGCGAGATCGCACCACGGCTCTCGCGTGTTGGGGGCCTCGCCGCAAGCCATATGGAGCCACTTCTCGGCCTCGTATGAGTTGCCGAGTTCTTGGTGGGACTTTCCGAGCAGGCGCATCGCGTAGCACCGCTCGTTCTGCCATGTCGCCGCCGGCAGATCCAAGTAGCGCTTCAACGCCGTAATGGCAGCCTCCCACTGATTATGGAAGGTCAGCTCGCGAGCGTAATAGAAAGCGTTACGCGGGCAGTGCGGGTCTTCCTGCACCGAGATGGCCAAAAGGCCGATGTATTGGCCACGGCTCTTGGTGGGGTCCGGATGATGCGACACCAGCAACGCGTCGGTGTCGGCCCAGACCTCTGTGATGCGTCCGTCCGGGACCGGATACTCATGACACGGGTGATGCCACCGATACCCATGCCGGGCATGGATCTTCTCGTACCGGAACTTGATCCCGCAGCCCCAGTCGAACATGTACCGAAGCCGGGTCGTCTCGCCCAACTCCCACACACGCTCGATCTCTTCGCGCCAACCCGGCTCCAGAACCTCGTCTAGGTCTAGGGAGATGCAGACATCAACATCAGCCGGGACAAGAGCAAGAGCAGCATTCCGGGCAAGATCAAAACGCCAAGGAGTAATGCAGATGTCGTATACGGCAGCGCCACGCTCGCGAGCTTTTGCAGCCGTATCATCTGATGACCCCGTATCCGCAATGAGGATGAGATCTGCGTCTTTCGCGGAGTCGCAAAAGCGATCCACGAAATGCGCTTCGTTCTTGCTGATCGCGTAGATGCAGATCTTCATAGGATCACGAGCCCTGCGCGAACGGGGGAATCAGTGGAACGACCGGCGGGTTCTTCTTCTTGGCTATCTCGCCGGCAAGGGCAGCCTCGACCTCGGGAAGATTGATCAGGGGCGAAGTCTGGTCAATGGCCCACTGCTCGGTGATGTCGGCGTAGGGAGTGAAGTTATCAGGCGACGGCGCGCCAAGGGCAACGGTGCCGTACGCGCCGGCAGTGATGCCGCTATCAATGGCGTCAAGACGCCAATGGATCGTCTTGACAACCTGAGACAGGCCGTCTTCGGACGGGGCAACGTCGAACTGCGGGAAGGTCCAAGAGAACGCGATAGCCATGGTATGCCTCCTTTTAGGCGTTTGCGATAGTTGTAACAGTGCCGGACGATCCGCGATACTTCAGTGCGCCGCCTTCCACATAGAGGACGCCGCCGCCTGTCGGGTTTGTGGTGGGGACGGTCGTAGCGTTGGCAACGCCGATGACACCAACGCCGCTGCCGAACTGGTCCGTCGTGCGGAAACCGAAGTTTCCTCCGTTCGTGATGCGCATACGCTCCGTGGGCGCGCTCGCGCCGTCCGCGGTCGTACTGAACGAGAGGCGACCGGGCATATCGTTCGTGCCGGGGGTGCCATCGACCTCCGAGGAAATCTGCGCAGCGATGATGGTGCTTGCACCATCAAACCCACGAAACTGGGTTATGCCGAGAACGTCGCCGCTCTGAACCGCTGTTGCGCCAGCCCTAAACCGCACGTTAATAGTGGTGGGGCGGATCGTGTCCGAAACCGCGAACGTCGCAATGTGCGCGTTTCCTGTGTCGTTCTGGACCTCTAGCTTTGCGCCGATACCAGAAGCGGCGCGGTTAACGAGAACGTCACCCGCGCTCGTGATGCGCATACGCTCAGTCGGTGTCGAAGCGCCGTCGGCCGTCGTGCTGAACACGATGCGACCGGGCATGTCGCCAGTCGTTAGGATGGCGGTGCCAGTCCCGCTACCGGCCCCAGTAGCAGTGAACGTGATACCAACAGTCTTCGATGCCGCGCCGATCAGCGTAAAGTCGGTCGTGCCAATCGACAAGATACGATACGAAAGGCCGACAGTGAAAGTCCCGGCGTTCTGACCGGGGGCGCCGTCGACAAACGAACTTATTGTGGCGGCGATGGGATATGCGGTGGATGAGCCTCCGTCTGCCCCGAGGAAGCAGATTTCACCAAGGCTATCGCCGTTTGAGACTAGGGCGTTGGTTCCAGCAGTGGCGCTGCGGGACTTGATAAACGTCACTCTCGGCCTGTCGTTATCTGCAGAGAAACGAGAGACGGAGATCTGAGAGCGCTCGTTGCCGTCGCCGATGGCCTGAAAGAAGGCGGAGCCAAGCGCCGCGGTGTTAACACCAGCGGTCGCAGTCGAGGAAAGGCCAACCAGAACGCGACCCGGAGACGTAATACGCATACGCTCAGTGTCGCCGGTCGTATTCGTGAAGACTATGGGGCCGCTATCAAGGTTCTTGAGGAAGAGCGTACCTTGGAATTGGCCGAGGAAAGCGTTCTGAGAAGCGGAACCAGCACGAGTAAGTTGGATGCTTGCGCCGTCTATGTTGCCGCCGTTCATCTGGGCAAAAGACCCGTCGCTTCCAGATGCGCGGGAAGCAACAAACACATCAAGGTTTACGGCAGGGTTCGTAATGCCGCCAATACCAACACGCCCCCCGCTCGTAATACGCATACGCTCCTGCGGCGTCGTGCCAGTGTAGAAGTACATGTCGGCAGTGACGCTGCTGGCGTCCTTGGCCGTCGCAACCGTTCCGATGCCGCCCGATGTACGCACCACGCTGCCGGTGTCAGCGATCTGGAAACGGAGGCCCAGACCGTTCCCCGCCGCCGAACTGGTGTTCGCGAGGAGGACAACTGGGTGGTTCAAAATCGGCGTCTGCGTAGAACTGGTCTGCGCGGTGAGTCCAAGCGTGAACTCGTTGTGACCGATGACGTTGAGAGAGTTAGTGGGATTGGTGGCTCCGGGGCCGATGCCGACGAAGCCCGCGCTCGTGATGCGCATACGCTCGGTTATTGCGCCGCCAACACCGCTTGGCCTCGTGAAAAACACGAGGCGGCCCGGCATGTCGTTCGTGCCGGGGGTGCCATCAACAAGTGCGCTAATAGTCGCTAGATTAAGGAACTGGGTTCCGTCAGATGCAGAAGAAATAAGGTTCGAAACCTGATCTCCAGATTGAACGATACCCTGAGTGCCGACCGGCGTCCCGCGAGACTTTAGAAGGTCAACATCTGCCCCAAACTGGTTGTTGGCGTAGCGCATAAGCGCCAAAGCCTGCACGTTAAATTGAGAGTTGATCTGGAAACCCGGTATGTTTCCAAATGACCCGGTTACAGGCGTAGTAAGCCCGGACAGGACGCGACCATCCGCATTCACAACAAACGGACTGCTATCCGGGTTCGCGCTGTCCTCGACGACGAGTGCGTTACTACCAGCGCCCGTACCCGTCTGCGTGATGCGGACAAGGCTGCCAGCCGAAGACCCTGAAACCGTGAGAGTCGTGCCGTCCGTCGTCAAGCCAGCAGCACCAGCGACCGCGCCAGCATTGTTGTAGAGGATTTGCGTGGTAGAGCCCGCCGCCGAAATAGTCCCCGTGGGGCCGGTGGGACCAGCGGGACCAGTAGGACCGGTAAGGCCGGTGGGGCCGGTGGGGCCGGTGGGACCAGTCGGGCCAACGCTTCCAGTCGGGCCAGTCGGACCACCAAACTGCCCCTGCGGACCGGTGGGACCAGATGGACCCGTGGGGCCAATATTGCCCTGAACACCCTGCAAGCCCTGCGGACCCTGCAAGCCAGTGGGGCCGGTGGGGCCAGCCACAGAGGACGCCGCGCCAGTCGCACCGGTGGGGCCGACAATGCCCTGCGGACCGGTGGGGCCTGCAACGCCCGTGGGACCGACAACGCCCTGCGGACCCGTGGGGCCTGTAATGCCGGTGGGACCAGTCGCACCAGTGGGGCCGGTCGGGCCAATGGGGCCGCCAGATGGTCCAGTGGGGCCGGTTGAGCCAGTCGGACCAGTGGGGCCAATCGGGCCAGTGGGCGTGAGCGCCCCAATCTGCGCAGTCGTGATGCGAACAGACGTTCCCGCCTGCACGGCTTCGAGCTGCTCGGTCCCGTTGAGGCTGATGGCGGCGGGAAGATTGGGGATTTGGACTAAGGACACGGTTAAGCCTCCACCTTTTTGAATCTACGCGGCCTCTTCAATGGATCCATCCATTGAAGTTTTGCCTTTTCAGACAATTTTGATCTAGTTTCTGCGCTTGGTACATAATTTTTACGAGACTCAAATATCTTCGCCTTGTGCTCATCTGACATTGGCTTTTTAGTGTATTTTTTTCCAGAATTATTAGGAATTTTTCCTAATTTTGCCGCCCGCATTTTAGCGCGGGTTTCGGGTGAATGCTTTCTCCCCAGCATCGATTTAACACCGGGGCGTCCTTTTGCTTTTTCAGACATTTTTCTACGGGCTTCTTCTGTCATGACCAAGCCACTGACGCCGTCGCCACCGTCAGTTTTGTTGGCTAGATCAACAATCTCCCTCCAAAAAAAGATTCTATCCTTCTCAAGGGCAAGGGCGTCATCTTCTGTCAGCCCAGTGGCCACAAGTCGAACTTCATAGCCGAATCCAGAGGATTCAATTTTTTGGACAATGTTTTTCCAATGGATGTTGCGTCCCCAGCGCGCATAAGCTCGGCGACCGCGGCCCTTTCCAACGTAGAAGCATTCGTCTTTATCAAGACGCCAATGCTCATATACGTAGAAGACATTCGCCATTAGAGCGGTCCTGTCTCTGGAATGGAGGTGTTATTAGGAGGCAGATTGACGGGACCGGGAACATTCGGGTCCGTGCCGGGCTGCTCGTTGAGGCCACCCGGCGGCTCGCCAGTCTGCTGCGTGACACGAGTGTCGTCGTTCTGCGTGATGCGCGTATTGCCACCGGGAACCGGAATGCCCGTCTCTTGATTGACGGTATCCAGCCCGGAGGTGACGCGCGTATTGCTCGCCGCCTGCGCGTAGTTCGGCACGCGCGGGTTCTGGATCGGCATCGGATCAGCCGGCACTACAATGGCGCGAAGCTGGTTCTGGGGCGTGTCCTCGCACGACCTGCACACAAGCAGGCGGGTGTTCTGAAGCGACGCGCCGCGCCAATCAAACTGCCAACGGAGATCCGCGTGAGTATACAAAAAACCGCAACGGTCGCATTGACCGGCTGCCCTCGGGCTTTTGGCACTGACTTTCGCGCGACCCTGCTGGCTGGCGTAACCCATCAGGCCCTCCAGTAACCGGAAAGCTGGGGCGAGATGTATTGCTGCGCCTGCTCAATGCCCTGAGCCGCCGCGATCTCGTAGCTCTCGTCCGCCTGCGCCTTCAGCGCCGGGGCCATCTGGGGAGACCAGATACGCGCCAGACGATACGTCAGGCCGTCGGCAAACGCCTCAAGCCACAGATAGGGCACCTCGACCTGCTCGCCGCCCTGAAGGTTGCTGTCCTGCAAGCGCCGCACGCGGTAGTACTTCAGGCTCGTCTGAGAGCCGTCGGGGACGGGCCACAGCGTGACGGTCGGCGAGATCAGGCGGTCGAACCAGAACGTGGTCGGGAAGCCCTGCTGCGCCTTGTTGGGATAGGACGCATACTCGGTGCGGCTGATCGGCAGGATGATGCGGTCAATGCTGTCGGACACGATGTAGGCGTCGAGGATCATCACCGTGTTCGCATCAACCGAATACGTCGCCGTGCCCTGAACCAGCGGCGTGGTGATGAGATCCACGCACCACAAGTTGACCCCGCGATTTGACCAATTAGCAAGCATCATATTTGTTGCCATTCTGGCAACTTCCATGTGCTCCTGAAGTACAGACGCTGGGCGAACGCCAATATTCTGATAAGAATATAAGCAAATTTCACCCAAAGAGGGGTTAAAAACATATGTTCCACTAGTCGCCATTCTGACGCTCCATTTTTTCGCGCTGACGACGCTTTTTTGCGGACTCTGACATTTTAAGACGAGCAGCTTCAGACGGACGAATATTTCTAGCTATGCGCGTCGCCGAAAGCTTTCTAATTGCCTCCTCCGGCTGCTTTCTCCCCCTCAGCGGCGCAACCCTTTTCTCAATTTGCTCTGGCGTTTGCTTCTTACCGAGCTTTGCAGCCCGCATCTTGGCCTTTGCCTCTTCAGACATTTTTAAGCCAGACACACCATCGCCGCCATTGGTGATGTTGGCAAGATCTGCCTTCGCCGCCCGCCAAAAAGCAATTCTTTCCTTTTCCAGCGCAAACGCCTGATCCTCAGAAAGACCGAACGCGACAATCCGAACTTCGACGGCATACCCCTCGCGTTGCAACTTTTGAACGATTGCCGTGTGAAAGCGATTGCGATCACGCATTTTGTACGCGCGGCCACCGCGACCTTTACCCACGTAAAAGCATTCATCGCGGTCTAGCCGCCAATGCTCGTATACGTAGTATGTGCCGCTGGTCGCCATGACAGCTCCTTACGTGGAAGCGTCGTTTTTGACGAGAAGGATGATGAACATCGAAGAGCAGGCGTTGTTTGCAGCATCGCCGACAGCCTGCGCCTCAATCGTCGTCTTTTCAGGCACAGCGAGGGGGTACTCGAAGGCGTAGTCAGCCGCGCTGTTGTTGACGGTAACTACCGCAGCAGTGAGGCGGATGTTGTTGGTCCCGCGCGTCATGAGGCGACCCGTCACAGCATTCGACCCGGAAACCTGACCGGACGAGAACAGGCCCTGAGAAATGTAGGCCGTATACCCGGCGGGAACCGTGTAGCTCCCGGTAACGCGCGCGTTGTAGTCGAACGCAATAACGTCGTAAATCGTAGCGGGGACGCCCGCCGTAACGGTGCCCGTGCCGAAATAGATCGTCCCCGCAGCCGTATTGCCCGAACCCGCCGTCCGCACGTAGCAATTGTTGATGTGGAGATAAGACCGAACGGTGGTAACCGCCGTCTGACCGTTCAGTGTAACAGTCTCGCTGATCACATTGTGGTTCGCGTCCAAACCTTCAAGGTAAACGGTACGAGCACCCGTTCCCGCAGACGTGTCCGCAGCATTGCTGGAGCTGACCGAAAGCTGGAGAGCCGCAGCAGGGAAGGTGAGAAGACCACCTTGGGGCCACACGGTTTCAACGGCTGTATCAACATCTGGATTGTAGCCGAAGACGACGATGGACTGATGCCACGTAATCTGACCGCGAGACACCTGAAGTTCCCACGGCTCGTTCCGACCATTCTGCGTGATTGACCAAGCTGTAGTGGGCATATTCAGTCTTCCTTACGCTTGCCCGAGGGGCTGACAGGCCACGTCTTCCGGGCCGAATTGGTTTTCTTCCGTGCCATTGACGCCTTGTCCTCCTTGGACATGGAGGCGGCAGCGGCGGCAGGACGACAGGCCGGATAAGGACGCTTGCCCTTTTCACCTTCAATCCTACCACATTCCTTTCCGGTTTTCACATCGCGCCAATCTTCGCCAAACCACTTGCCCAAGCCGCCGCCAGACGCCTTGTTGACTCGATTGTCATCGCCGGACCACTTACCGCCCTTGGACTTGTACCACTTGGCCGCCCATGCGTTGGCGTAGGCGCTCGGATACACGTCAAACTTGGCGCGGGCCGCTGCCTTGGCGCGACCCCAGAGCCCTGAGTTTTGCGGCTTGGAGGCCATATCAGCAGTCCCACTTTCGTAACGCTTTGTTCACTCTGCTATTTGGATCAGCCGCAGCCGCAGCGCCCGTTAGTTTCTTCTTTAACCCGGTCATTCTAGCACAGAATGACTTTTTGCGCGCACCGCCTTCGGGCTGCGGTCGCTTAATATCTTGGCCTGCGGCACGGAGCGACGCGCGGCCCTTCTCATTAAGGCCGCCGCTCGGGCTCTTGCCCTCCTTGCGGGTCCAAGCCGGTGACTTCGCCATCGTACCCTCCATACAAGTGCGGGGGCTCAAAGGCCCCCGCTCCCACGACTGAACGGAAAGGGAGGAAACGCTCAGTAGTGGGAAGCCTTGCCGCGAGGCGTGCCGGACGAAGCCGAGGAGAACACGCCGCCGCCGCTCTTACGAGCAGGACGCTCGCAGCTCTCAGCAGAGGACATGACCTTCTTGGACGAGCCGCCCTTCGCGTATCCGCCGGCCATCTTCTTGGCGGCCATGCCGCCCTTCTTGAAGCCGTTGGTCTTCTCTTCGGCTTCCTTGATCGTGGAAGCCTTGCCTTTGTAAGCACCCATGGAAGCCTCCTATTAGACGATGTTACGAGCCTGAACGTACTCGACCTCGATGAATCCCGTTCCAGCGCCCGTGTTGGCCGAAAGAACGAAAATGCGCACGTCGCTGGCGCCAACATCGGCCCAAGCATTCACGCGCGTAGCACTAGCGCCCGGAACAACATTGACGATTGCGAGCGTGCCGCCGGCCTGCGTGATCGCAAGCTCTGTCGCCGTAGCTGACGTGCCGACAGAAAACGTCGTAGCGGCCCCATCCCACACGACATTCACGTAAACGCGAATAGCGGTGACCATAGATCCAGCCGGAACAACGATGTCGGTCGTGTAAAGGCCAGCCGTCGAGCCGTTCGTCGCCTGAGTAAGCGCCGAAGACTGAGACATCTTTACGAAGCCGACGTTCTTAATCGATCCGACCGTCGTTCCAGTCGTGTCGAGAACGTCACCGGCCTTGATCGGCCCGGTGAAAGTAGTAGTTCCCATCTTTACCTCCTGCACGAGATAAATCGCGTTGTCTGTGCAGCGCCCGCTAGGCCGGTCAACGCGATTAAACGCCTAGAAAAAGGCGGGGCCGAAGCCCCGCCAGCAGCATCAGGTCGGGAGCGATCCGAAGATCGAACGCCAGTTATAGTAACCGAACGAGTAACGCTCGTAACCCTTCACGAGAAGGTTATCTGTTACGAAATCGACCTGCATATCGGTTTCGAAGCCGACGCGCTCCATGTAGGAGAGGCCGTCGATGTTGGTCAGCAGGAACCACGCACGAGCCGACGTGAGGTAATCGTTGACCATGTAGCCCTCGGGCAGGCCGCCCGAAGTCATCATGATAGCGTTCACATCGTTGTCGGCAGTGCCGGGACGCAGCTCCGTCTTCGTCAGACGGATTGCAACCGGCTCAAGCTGCGGCGGGACGATCAGGCGACGACCGCGCGCGAGGAGCTTCAGGCCAGCCTGATCCTTGAAGTTCGTGCGGATGGCGATCATGCCATTCAGCAGCGTGGCTTCGTTAAGATCGTTGGTGACGTAGTTGGAAATCGTGCCGCCATCAATCGGATGCGACGCCGACACAAGAGCGACACCGTCACCGCCGACCGACGCATTGTAGGTCGTGGCAGTGTTCAGCACGTTCGCGCCGTAGATTTCCTTGGTCTGAGCGAAAGACTCGATCAGGCCGAGGTTCGACGGGGCGAACTGGCTCTTGTAGAGGTTGTCGTCGATGGCCTTGCGGGTGATCGCGTAACCCAACCCGATTTCGACGTGCTCCTGATTGTAGACGTAACGTTCGCCGGCGCTGTTATCGAACGCCGTCTGACCGCCTTCCGTCTTCAACTGAGCATAGCCGAGGAAGCGCATCTCAGCGGTGCGCTCCAGAGCCATCTTCGAGTTGTGCTTCGTGAAGATCTTGTCGTACTGCGACGGGATCTGCTCGTACTTGCCCTCAATGCCCCGGAGGCCGGGGAGGAGCAAGTCCCTGATTGCTGAAAGATTAACAGCCATTGGTCCTTACTCCTTACGCGAGGCCAGTCGGGCCGGCACCGTTGGTGCGGCTGGACGCGTTGTTGAAGGCGACGATCACGCGGTTGAACTCGGACGCCGCGTCAGTACCCTCCGCGCCCGGAGGCGAATCGATGAGGCCGACAACGATGAACGGGTGCGTGACCGTGGTGGCGAGCGTGGCAACGTTCACGGAAGCCGTGGACAGGCCGTTCGCGGTGTTGCCATTCGGCGTACCCGAGAGGCCAATGCCGTACCCGATGTTGACGTACTCGCCAATGTTGGCGAACGCCACGGCAGCAGTGCCAGCGCTGTCAGAGGACTGAACCTCAAACTGCATCTGGGGGTTGCTGTACAGGTACGCCTCAACGTCCGAAGAGGCGTCAGAGCCGGGCCAATAGTTTGACCAGACGGTGCGCTTCATGGAGGTGGAAAGGTACTTACAGCCCGAGAAAATGCCTTCGCAGCGGACGGTGCCGCCGGCAGACATCTGGGTGATGTACCCAGTCGTCAGGGGGATTACGGGATCGCCCTGAAACACCTTCGTCGTGTTGTCGGACTTGATGTAGCGGGTCGCAAGCTCGTAGGTCGGCGCAGCGCCATTACCACGGTACGGAATGAAACCGAAGGGTGCGTTTGTATTCGGCACGACGGTTCCTCCTTCTTACAGGAAGCTCCGTCACCTCACACCGGGGAGGCTAAGGAAGCAAGGACAAGCTATTCTCCCGCGCCGGGGGGAGAAATGGACGCAGAGCACCCATAAGCCGATCATAATACTGTTCGTTGCTGAAAAGTAAAGAGCCGCCCGGAGGCGGCTCTATTTGCTGTCACCAATCAATCTTTAGGGATTGGTATCGCCTCGAAGGACTTACTGATCCTCGGCGAAACTCGCGAGTCATCGCGGGTCAGTGTACCGTCCGGGGTCGCGGCGAGCTGCTGCTCCTTCACCCGAACCTGCTGGCGGGCGCGCAGCAGATCCATGCGGCGCACCTCTGCCGAGATCTCGGCGGGGCGCTCCATCAGCACCATGCCCTTGCGCTCAATGGTCCCCTTCGTCCAGTTCTCGGGCATCATCGACCGGTGGCGAGCGCAGCGATCAACCGGGACAGGATCCCAGCCCTCACGCGCCAACTGGACGGTGTAAGCCGGATCCTCCTGATTGAAGATCGTGTGGCGCTTCCACTCATACGTCCACCCATCCGGGACGATGCTGGGCGGGATGTAGAACTCATCCGTGCCCTCATCGAGGCCGCCAAGGTGCTCGCGGATCTCTTCCGCACGCTTTCTGGCGCGCTCACGCGGATCCTCCTCCTTGGGGTTGGTGCGCAGTGGCGGGCGCTCCGGGGCGGCTTCAACGGTGGCCGCCGCTTCCTGAAACTTGCTAACGCGAGCCATTGTAGTCTCCAAGAATTAGAGACGCCCTTCCTTCTGAAGCAGCGTCTTGTTGAGGGCGTACTCTTCTTCAGTCATGCCAAGATCGCGGGCCGTTTCCGCCTCTGCGCGGGTCAGACGCACCGTTCCCGGGCGCTGGCCGCTAGCGTTGCCCGCCCGAGTGACGGGAGCAGCCGGCGGAGCCGAGCGACGCTGGACCACTTTGGCGGCAGACGACGAGGCGTCGTCATCAGCCTCGGCCTCCTGCTTGGTGGCGGGCGGGCGACGATTGATCTTCAGCGTATCTTCGATGAAGCCGAAGTAGTCGTCGGTGTCCGGCTGCATT